AATCCAGATACTAACTTGAATAAAGTTTTAATAATATTTGATAGTGGATTGACTTTATGTAGTAAAGACTTTAGGCATGTAGTCCATGCTTGGGGGGAAGTAGATGCGTCACGTGAGCTAAATGCGCTAGAGAGACGTGGCGATGTGGTTAAGATTGGTAATACCAAACCATATCACTATTGTCTTTCTCCGCTAGGACGTGAGCGTATAAATATAATCAAAAGGAGTAAGCTATGAAACCTTTGTGGGAAATCTATAAGGTAAAAACTACCACTAACGAAGTTCACTGGATATTAGATGGACAACTCGTTAAATCACCCATCGTATTTTATGGGTTAGAAAATTTACATATCTTCATGGAATCATTTCATGAGATTAATAAAGTGCATACTCCGACTAAAGTCCGGTCGGGGGATGCATCAACACCAAAGCACCCATATGATAGGGATGATCAATATTGGGAGGAGACACAATCATGATGGATGGACACAAAAGATTAATGCTTGAAAAACAAAAACTTGATGAGCTTGCCGCTGAGTCTACAAGTATGAAAGACTTCGCTAGTAAGTTAGGTTTCACATATATAACTGCTAGGAATATTGCTGAGTTATACGGTGTGACCGTTCCGGATGGTAGAGTAGGTGTAACTAAAAGCAATCAAGTTGCCCGAAACGCAGATATTTATAATCTTAGACAAATTCATGGTTTGAGTTATTCTGCTATCGGTAAAAAATATGGTATTACCAGACAGCGAGCGCATGGTATTTATAAAGCAGAGCACAAAAAACTTGCACTCACCATGTAAATAGGTATTATTAAATATGGTTTTGTTTACAGAAAGGAGCTAACCATGACACAAGAAACTATACTAAAAAACCTTGATACTTTTAAAAGCTGTGCTCATGATGCACATAATTTATCTATGGGTATTACAGACCTTGCAGAAGTTTATGCAGAGACAGCTATGCTTATTGAGTATATAAAAGCTAAGTATCCTCAAGCTTATCAAGAAGCTATGTTGTTTGTTGAAAAGCATAATCAAGAAAAAAGGGAGGCTAATAGTGGTTGATTATTTTATTGATGATGGGTGGTTGCGTGTATGCGACTTACCCCCTCACGGCTCTCCAGCCGATCGTGGTAGTGCTGACCGTTATTACGGTCGGCCTTGCCGACCACATTATTATCCGGATGGCACATATAAGGGACAACGGATTGAGTTACCCTTTATGACACAGCAACAAGTGGAGGAATACACAGATGCTTGGGAAAAAGAAGAAAGTCGCAAAGACTACATCGGAGCTTATACGTCTACACATATTGAGTGCGACACAACCACGGAGGAATATTAAATGGACAGAAAAATTACTGAGACTCCTCTTCCAACGGACTTAGAGTATATTTGTTGTTTTGATTGGGCTGAGCCTACTAAGTTTGAAAGAGAGGTATTTAAAATTCACCCAGATAATACCAACGCTCGTATTAGTTTTCGTAATAACGGTAGCCAAGTTTGGGTTATTGAGTGGAATAATTTACGTATTTATGAGTGCGAACAAGATTATTACCATGATAAACAAACAGAGGTTCAATCTTCTTACTTACGAGTTAAACATAAAAAATGGAATAGGGGTTGACAGTCACCTCCCATTCGGTGCGAGCACTAAGTTTGTCGTTTCCTTAATGCTGTAGATGCCAGAACTATCACTTCCCCCATTGTATTCTCATACTCTGGTGATAGGAAGGTAAAGCAATGACTGTCGTAATTAATTAGTTGTAAATCTACAGAACACTTAGACATTATTTAGTTTGTTTATAATGGGTCACACTTTAAAATATATATATAACTTTAACTTCGCAGAAAGGAAGATTGATGTCAGATACTAAACGTAAAACATGGGCTTATGTCTATGGCGATGAGTGTGATTTTTTATGGGAGCATTTTGGTATGCCAGACAGGGATCCACTAGACCGTATAAAAATAAAACTTATTGGTTATCAAACGAGTGAGGAAGTTGAAGAGGAGCTCGGAATTAGACGACCGAGGATTAACAGATGTTAGCTGAAGCTGTTACATGTCTTGCCATGAATATTTATTTTGAAGCAAGAAACCAATCTACTATCGGGCAGATCGCTGTTGCACAAGTAACAATGAACAGGGTGCGTGATGGACGTTTCCCCGATACTGTGTGTGATGTAGTAAAACAAGGTCCAACATATACATGGAAACCTACTTATCCAATCAAACACAAATGTCAGTTCAGTTGGTGGTGTGATGGTAAAGCGGATAAGCCAACAGATACAACTGCTTATGAGAAAGCTCGTCTTATTGCCTTAGGAGTTTACCGAGGTGACTTAGATGATTTTGTAGATGGTGCAACGCACTATCATGCGACGTATGTTCTACCAGAGTGGTCAGAGAGCAAACAATATGTCGTACGGATTGATGACCATATTTTCTACAGATGGGAGTACTAACATGGGTAGAGTAAAAGCATGGGCGATGGAACAACAAGAAGATATCCAAGCTCAATTTATTGAGGGCAAAATAAACTCTAAAGATTGTACTATCTTATTAGAATCTACAGGTATGGATATTGAGGAGATAGAAGTTTTTATAGATGAGAACATGGCAGAGAATGCGAAAGCGATGACGTATAATGTGCTCGCGCGACAGTAAACTGCTAGTTTGGTGTACATCTTACCTTATAATATACATATAACTAACTAAGGAGATTATTATGAAAGAAAATACATATCATCAAAAACATTATACCTTTGGTGAGTGGGTAACACACATGGGTCGGGAGTCTTGGCTACCTGAGTGTCCAACAATACTTCCCGCAGACTTAGCAGATAGTCGCGACTGGTCGCTAATTGGTTGGTCAAAAGTATGCCCCGAACTTAGCATTTATGAGGCTAAGTTAAATGGCTATCACTATATTATCAAACAATTTAACGGTGGTGATTGTACATGGGATGTCACACGTATGCCACTTATGGATTCGGAGGTTTAAAATGAAAGAAAATATTATTGAAACATTTGCCGATGTATGTGCAACGTATGAGTTTATGGGCAACCCTCCACTCGTTACTGAGCATACCTATCATCAAGAGATATTAGGGTACAGTCATAACTGGACACATGAGCTTACCCTTGTAAGGATTGAAAAACCTATAGATGATGTAGCACGACACCCTAAAACAGAGTTGTACTTATTGATGCACCACATGATTCACAATGTCACACGTGCCCTCTCCCATCAACATTCTATACGGATTGAGTGTACGGATAGTGCAGATGCAGATGATTTATTTCTATATGTACATGAGTTTGCTAACGACTTCCCATATACTCATCACTCAGCTGTGGAGTTTGCAGAATGATAGTGTTTGCAATCATAGGTGTACTTGTCATGCTCTGCTTTATAATGTTGTCAAGATGAACAAGTAAGACACCCTTATTACACATCTTACTATATATTATACTTAGGCAATACTGCCACAAATCTAAATGGAGGTCTAAATGGGTAACATAATCAACTACCACTTAACAATCGCTAAAGAGTTACGCTTAAATGAGTGGACTAAAAAACTCGGGCAACAACATTTCAGTGTTCCTAACACTCCCACAACAATATGTGGGATGCCAATGCTCGGTAATAATTATGCTTCAGTTTACGGTCAAGAAGATAAAACACCTTGTCCTGAGTGTGAAGAAAATATGGCTTTTCGGCTTGATTGCTTAAACCAAGATATTTAGGAGGTTAACATGGGTTTAGATCAAAATGCTTTTATAGGCGTAATAACAGAAAAACGTACCGATCCAGAAACAGGACAAGAGTATGATAAAAAAATTATACAGGAAAGTTTCTATTGGCGCAAACATGCTCGCCTCCAAGAGTTTATGGAAGATCGGTGGGTGCAAAAAACAGGTAGGACAGCCGTAGAGTTAAACTGTGAAGATATGCGACTTACCGAGGAAGATATTAACTTGCTAGAAAAAGCCATACTTGACGGCTACACCGAACATGTTAGTGAGGGTGGTATGTTCTATGGTCACCAATTCCAAGAGGAGTCGGTAAAAGAATATCGTGAGTATGATTTACAGTTTGTGGAAAGAGCTCGTACGGCAATCGCCGATGGTACACACGTCATATATCACTGTTGGTGGTAATCAGTTAAACCCCAAAGAGTCATGGTCTACGGATCATGGCTCTCTTTTTAGTTTTATATATAGAGTAAGAATGAAATATTGAGTGAAGTGAAACAAAAGATATTACAATATCTGATATCTAATATCTGAGTATTCAAATATTTCAATACTTTGACTGGCCGCGCGACATTTTACACTCTTACTTTGTAATGAGTCGATTTTTGTTGTAGACTCTATTATAGAAAAGTAGAGTAAATTATGCCGAAAGCAAAAGTCACACATAAAAACTCTTTGGAAGTCGTAGCAAACCCTCGTGTGGAAACAGGGCTAACTCCTAAACAGGAAAAGTTTGCTATGATTTATGCTACAGAAGACCTAACCCAAACTGAAGCCGCATTACGAGCAGGATACGCTGAAAGTAATGCCCATGCGATAGCAAGCCGAATGTTAAATGGACGGGACTACCCACAGGTATTAGAAAGAATACGTGTCATTAAAACAGAGTTACAACAAAAGTTTGAAGTTACTTTTGATGGGCATGTACGGAAACTTGCAGAGATAAGAGACCAAGCTATGCAGAACGGTAACTACTCAGCGGCAGTCACAGCTGAAAAAAGTAGAGGGCAAGCGGCAGGACTCTACATAGACCGTAAAGAAATACTTACAGGTAAGATAGACCAGATGTCCCGTGAAGAAGTTTTGGTAGAAATAAAACGTATACAAGAAGAGTTCCCACAGTTACGTGAAGCACTAAGCCCAGCGATTGAAGGCCATGTCAACGAAACCTGAAACTGATTTGTGGCATTCTATCAGGGATGGGACAGCCTGTTTTGACGTGCATTGGACACGTGTAGAAGCATGGTCACTTCCTGGAGTACCTGATTTAAACGGATGTATGCAAGGATTGGACTTTTGGGTTGAACTTAAAGTTCTTACGACAAAGAGCGACAAGAAGTATCCTAAGTGGCGTCCTCACCAAATTGCTTGGCAGAGCTCAAGAACATCGGTTGGTGGAGTAGTTTGGAACTTGGTTCATCATCTTTCCTCCCACAGACTATTATTTTTGGATGGTCGGAACCTAGCAAAGAGATTGATGGAGGGAGATGAGGGAGTCTACGATGGATGGATGGATTACCCGATGGATTATGATGGATGGCGAGCTGTACTAGAACAGGTGACATCACGGCCGAAGTCATAAGACTTCTGGCACGAGGTCATATGAAGTCAGCAAACAAAGTTATCATTATGACAACTTAGGTGTTTACATTGATATGGTAACTGTGGTATCGTTAAGTGTGGCATGTGCCACGTTAATCAACCAACGCTCGTAGAAAGGAGCTCATCATGGCTAAATCAGCTGTTAAAAAAATCGCTACTACCGAAGTTACTTTTCAAGGTATTAAAGATATACCTGAGGATCGTAAAAAGTTGGGTGTCACTGTTGCTGACATCTTTAAGTTCGTGCAGGAAAATGCTGGTGGTAATCCCAATAATGTTGGTATACGTCCAGTCGCTAAACTGGTTGACCTTAAACAGGAGCTACCATTTCCTTTTGAAAGTAAGCGTACACTATATGAAGAAGACGGTGCTAAAAAAGCTAGGCTCCGTGGTCTTGTGGTGTGGCAGTTAATCAACTCTGGTACTAAGCCTATCACCCTTACTGATGTTGACAATGCACATAAGAAAATCAAAGCAAAGAAATATCACGCTTTGTTAGATGCTCTTAACGGTGGGCAGTCGCCATCAGCCAAAGCAACATGGGGAAATAATTATGTTGAGTTATACGTAATCCCAGCTTAACAATCACAAGGTGGGTGGCCGATGGTCACCCATTCTTTTTTGATGGATGGATGGATTGATGATGAAAGATGATGATTCATATATATGGGCATAGTCACATATATAGTCACCAAATAAAATCTTTTCTAATGAACTCAAAAGAACTCATACCTATATACAATTTAATATCCGGTGCTATGGTGGTTTTATAACTTAACTATTAACAAGGGAGTTAATTATGCTTATGAGCTTTTATTTGTTTAGTGTGATAGTAACAATATTTTTTATTACACTTTTTTAATTTAGGGGTTTACATTAATGTAAATATGTTTATTATAATAAGTGTAGCAATACCGCTACATTCAACTTTAACCAAAATGGGGTTTAATTATGGTTAATACTTCTAAAAAAGCCGCACTTGCTTTCCAAGGTGCAAATGGTATCAAACAGCCTGTAGCCGCTCAAGCTATGGTTGCATTTATCAATGCTAACGGTGGTCAAGCTAACTTAGCTTTATTGCTCAACGCTAATGCCGTTAAAAACGGTGTTCTGTTTGGTGGTGGCAAGCTATGGTCAGCTATGCAAGTTAGTTCTAAAACTAACGCTATCAGCGCACGTGGTCAAATACTTTGGGCATGTGTTAACGGCTTGCCTACAGGTCAAGCGGTCACTAAAGCTAACATTGGTAAGCTTATTAATACTAATGTTCCAACAAGCTTTAAACCTATACCGCTAACACAAATACAGCAAGCTCACGCTGTGTATGGTGCTGGTATTACACATAATACTAGCGTTTCCGCTGGCGGTACAGCTAACCAAAATGCTTTACTTGCTATACTTAATGGCGGTTTTGGTATTAGTAACCAAACTGTTAGCACGTATGGTAACGCATACGGCACTATTGTGGCGGTATAACCCCAACAGTTAGCCAAGTGCCAAAAAGGTACTTGGCTAACCTTTAAAACGCTAGTACGGCTGTAAAAAATGGCAACCCCCCCTCAAATGCGACGAACATGTACAAGCACAGCGCAGTACACGGTTTTCCAGAAATCGTTACCACTCAGATAATTTTTGGACATACCCACCCCCCTTTTTTGAAATATGAGTCATAGGTTCATTGCCCTTTGAAAATTTTTATATTATTCTGATACTATGAAGGATGATTTAGTTAATTTTGGTGTAAGCCGTTCGAGTAATGGCGAAGTATCTTTATCATTTTATTATACGAATGGTGCAGAGCGACATTTTGTTTTAGGTGATGATGATATTATATCTTTAATAGCGGCTTTATTAGCGGCACGTAATGAAGAGATGGGTGAATGGCAGACGTACCATTAAACATTCCCGAAGATGTGTTGCGCCAATATGCAATGTTATTAGAGAAGCAGAAAAAACTTATCTCGAGTGATCGCGCACGAGCAGACTTTATGTCGTATACTAAAAGTGTATGGCCTGAGTTTATTGAGGGTAAGCACCATAAAATTATGGGCGAGAAGTTTAATGCCTTGTCAAAAGGCAAAATTAAACGGTTGATTGTGAATATGCCGCCCAGACATACAAAGTCAGAGTTTGCCAGTTATTTATTACCCAGTTGGTTGATGGGACTTAATCCAAAGTTAAAGATAATACAGGCTACGCATACAGGTGAGTTAGCCGTGCGTTTTGGACGTAAGGTACGTAATTTGATGAACAATGCCGATTACTCTCAGATCTTTCCAGAAGTAAAATTACGGCAAGATAGTAGTGCGGCAGGAAGATGGGAGACCCACGCAGGAGGAGAATATTTTGCGGCTGGTGTGGGCGGAGCAATAACAGGACGTGGTGCAGACCTTATGATAATTGACGACCCACATTCTGAACAAGATGCATTATCTCCAGCGGCATTAGAAAATGCGTATGAGTGGTATACTAGTGGTCCACGGCAACGACTCCAACCTGGAGGTGCGATTGTTATTGTGATGACACGTTGGTCAGAAATAGATCTAACGGGAAAATTATTAAAACAGCAATCACGTGATTTGTTAGCAGATCAGTGGGAAGTAGTTGAGTTTCCAGCTTTAATAGATGATGATAAAGTATTATGGCCGGAGTTTTGGCAGAAAGAAGAATTATTAAAAGTGAAAGCTTCTTTGTCGGTAGGCAAGTGGGAAGCACAATGGCAACAAAACCCTACATCAGAAACGAGTGCTATACTTAAACGTGATTGGTGGCGGCAGTGGGAAAAAGAAGATATACCACCTTTACAGTATGTCATGCAAAGTTATGATACAGCATTTAGTAAACAGACAAATGCTGATTATAGTGCGATAACAACATGGGGTGTTTTTTACCCAGAAGAAGGTGGTCCACCAAATATTATTTTAGTTGATGCACGACGTGGACGGTGGGACTTTCCAGAACTACGACGTATTGCGTTAGAAGAATATGAGTATTGGGATCCAGAATGTGTCCTGATTGAGGCAAAAGCGAGTGGTATGCCCCTTACCCAAGAACTAAGAAGTATGGGTATACCTGTGCAAAATTATAGCCCAAGTAGAGGTAATGATAAATTTACTCGTGTGAACTCCATTGCGCCATTACTAGAAAGTGGGTTAGTATGGGCTCCAGATACTCGGTGGGCAGAAGAAGTTATTGAAGAGTGTGCCGCTTTTCCAAGTGGTGAGAATGATGACTTTGTAGATACATGCACACAGGCTCTAAGAAGATTTCGCGAAGGCGGTTTTATACAACACCCAGAGGATTATGATGACCATGTTGATGCACCCCCAAGACAAGCAGTATATTACTAATTTTTTTGCTATGTTAGATACCAAGTTGAAAATGGCAAAAAAAGAATTATACCCTGACCAAAAACCAAAATTCCGTGTGATACAAGGGGGTAAACAAAATGGCTAGAAAACCTAATCCATTTAACAATATAGAGCGTGAATTTACATTAGTCGGGCAGAAGTTGCCCGATGATCCGTTGGAGGTTGAATTACCTACTGAAGAAGAGCAAATGGCTTTTGAAGGTATGGAAATGACACGTAATGAAGATGGCTCAGTGGAGTTTGGGGAATCAGAAGATGATGTAAAACCCGACGTAGGGTTTATGGGTAATTTAGCTGATAGTATAGATGATGATGAATTAGCCGCTATAGGTTCTATGATATTAGAAAAAGTAGAGGAAGATAAATCTTCAAGACGCGAATGGGTAGATACATATACAAAAGGGTTGAACTTACTTGGGGTACGGTATGAAAATCGTACAGAACCTTTTAATGGTGCTACAGGTGTAACACATCCTATGTTGAACGAAGCAGTGAGCCAGTTCCAAAGCCAAGCATATAAAGAATTATTACCTCCAAACGGACCTGTACGTACACAAGTGATCGGTGATACTACCCCCGAACTGGAAAAACAGGCAGATCGTATTAAAGATTTTATGAATTACCAAATAGTTCACGAGATGGATGAGTACGATTATGAGTTTGACCAAATGTTATACTACTTAGGACTATGTGGTAGTGCATTTAAAAAAGTTTATAATGATCCACAGCTAGGTAGACCAGTCAGTAAGTTTGTTATGGCTGAAGATATACTTGTGCCTTTTACTGCAACGGACTTACAAAGTGCAGATCGGGTAACACATATCATAAAATACAATAAAAATGAGTTACGCAAGTTACAAGTAAGTGGTTTTTACCGTGATGTTGAGGTTATGGCTGGTGAAGGCGATACAAGTGAGCTAGAACAAACAAAAGAAGAACTATCTGGTATTGAAAAAGCGGGAGCGAATGAACAAATTACACTTTTTGAGTGCCATTGTTACTTAGATTTGGAAAATTTCCCTGATTTAGGCGCAAATAACGAGCCTACAGGTATACAACTACCCTATATTGTGACTGTTGCCGAAGAAACAGGCGAGATTTTGTCAATTTACCGTAATTTTGATGAAAATGATCCTTTAAAACGTAAAAAACCTTACTTTGTACACTACCCATTTACTCCTGGATTAGGGTTTTATGGTAATGGTTTGATACATTTATTAGGTAATTTGTCAAGAACGGCTACTGCAAACTTACGACAGCTCATTGATGCAGGAACATTATCTAATATGCCAGCGGGATTTAAAGCTCGTGGCTTGCGTATCCGTGATGATGACCAACCGCTACAACCAGGAGAATGGAGAGATGTAGATGTGGTAGGAGCTGAATTACGAAGCTCACTTATGCCTCTGCCGTATAAAGAACCTAGTGGTACGTTATTCCAATTATTAGGTTTTGTTGTCAATGCGGCACAAAAGTTTGTTGGCACGACAGATATCGGTACAGGTAATATACAAAATACTGAGATGCCAGTTGGTACAACGGTAGCTCTTATGGAACGTGGTAGTAGGATAATGTCTGCGGTGCATAAACGATTGTACAATGGATTAAAACAAGAGTTTAAGTTATTAGCAAATCTTTTTGCCATGGATCCAAGTGATTATCCATATAATGTCTCAGGCAATCAGCCAGGATTAAAAGCTAAAGATTTTGACGGTCGTATTGATATTATACCAGTAGCTAATCCTAATATATTTAGTATGTCACAACGTGTGACACTCGCACAGGAACAACTTAAATTAGCACAAGCTAATCCACAAATGCATAATCAGTATGAAACTTTGCGTAGAATGTATACAGCACTTGGGGTTGATAATATTGAACAAATATTACCACCACCACAGCAAGCGATGCCGATGCCACCAGTGCGTGAAAACGGTATGTTGCAATTAGCTGTGATTGGTAAACAACAGTTAAAAGCTTTTCCAGAACAAAATCATGATGCACACATATCTACACATTTAAGTTATATGACGAGTATGATTGTGAAAGCAAATCCTGCGGCATTACAAATTTTGCAAACGCATATATTTGAACATATTAGTTTAAAAGCACAAGCTATAATACAGCAAGAGTTGATGAGAACAGGAGAACAGGGGCAACAATTACCTCCGCAACTTGTTGAAAGCCGTATGGCAGAAATAGAAAGCCAACTAATATCAGACTATTTACAAAAAGAAAACGAAGTGTTGGGTATGCAAAATAAAGACCCACTGGTTGACCTTAAAGCAAAAGAGCTACAATTACGTGAACAGGAGCAAATGCAAAATGCGATGCAAGATCAAATGGAGTTACAGTTTGATAAACAGAAAGCCGCAGAGCAAGCCGCTATACAACGGGAACGTATTGGTAGCACAGAGGATATTGCACAAATGCGAGCACGTATAGCGTTAGAAAGAACTAGAGGCAGAGGCTAAAGGAGATAAAAATGGCTAACAGGTTATCACAATTAATAGATTTATTAGAAGAAGCTAAAGAAGCTGGTGATGAGGATAAAATACAAGAGATAGAAACAGATATGTTTCGTGAGTTTGGGTATGATGCAGAAACTGGTGTAGTAAGTAAATCTATGGGTGGTGAAGCTAAAGATATTCCAGCTATGATGGATGCCACCAGTAATAGAGTTACTAAGGGGATGATATCAAGAGGCGGTCGTAAAGCTTTACGTGGGACTAAATTTAGAGGTGTCAGGTAAATTGATACAAAAAAAGTTGCAAAAAGGTTCTAATTATAACAAATACGATCTTGACGGAGATGGTATTGTGGATGATGACGAACTTTTAGCGGCTGAAAAATTACATGAAATAGAAGCCGCTGAAAAACAAGAAGCGGCAGAATTACGTAAAATGACAGCGCAAAGACGTATGGCTACGGCTGTTTTGTGTTTCATGGCTTTGTATACGTTATTAATGTTTATGCCTTTTGTGTCAGATGAAAGAGTAAAACTGCTGACAGATCTAAGTAATCTACTCTATATTACAGGTGGTGGAATTGTTGGAGCCTATATGGCAGTTTCTGTTTGGCCGAAAAAGAATTAGGGAATATAATGTTACAAACACTTATTGGACCAGTCACAGGATTATTAGATAAATTTGTTGAAGACAAAGATCAAAAAAATGCTCTCGCGCATGAGATCGCCACAATGGCAGAAAGACATGCACAAGAGACAAAAATGGCTCAAATCGCAGTCAACCAAGAGGAAGCGAAGCACAGATCAACCTTTGTTGCTGGATGGCGTCCGTTTATCGGATGGACGTGTGGCTTCGCGCTTGCGTGGCACTTTATCATTACTCCCATTGTTTTGTTCACAACTGCGATCGCTGGTTTCCAAGTTCCTGAGTTACCTACGTTTGATATGGACTCGTTGATGACAGTATTACTAGGTATGCTCGGTTTGGGTGGTTTACGTACTTATGAAAAAGCTAAAGGATTGACAAAATGAGTTTATATGCAAATATACATAAGCGTAGAAAAAGCGGTAAAAAGATGCGTAAGGCAGGAGATAAAGGTGCTCCTAGTGCATCTGATTTTAAAAATGCGGCAAAAACTGCTAGGAAAAAGAAAATAAAACGTGTCTGACCTTTACATTCACGAAAAACTCCGTAATATTATAAAAGAGCGGATAGATCTAATAGACACACAACTAACAGAAGGTGTTGTAGAAGATTTTTCCATATACAAGATTCTACGTGCAAAACGGGAAGAACTTGCAAACATCGAACAGGAACTTGATGTCCTGCTAAAAAAGGTAAACTATGACTAAAACACTTTATGTGCCAAAGCACGTTATACAATCCAAAAAAGAAAAACCACAAAAACCCGAAACACCAGCATTACATAAACTTCCTGAACCGACAGGTTGGCGGATTTTAATATTACCTTACAAGGGTAAAAAGAAAACTGAGTCTGGTGTTTACTTACCCGATCAAGTAGTAGAACGTGAAGCACTTGCCACTGTATGTGGTTATGTTTTGAAACTTGGACCATTGGCTTACCAAGATCCGGAAAAATTTGGCACTACAGCAAATGGTCAAACAGGAGTATGGTGTAAAAAAGGTGATTGGGTGATTTTCGGCAGATATGCTGGAAGTCGTTTTAAAATAGAAGGCGGTGAAGTGCGATTATTAAATGATGATGAGATACTCGCTACAATTAAAAATCCAGAAGACATTCTGCATACATAACGGAGAGGGTTATGCCTGAAACAAAAGAAGAACAAATTGAAGTAGAAATTGAAGAAGAAAATGCAGAACAGTCTGAGGCTGTATCTGCAAAAGAAGAACAAGACGATACTGTAACTGAAGAAGCACAAGCCGCTGACTCTGAGGCGAGTGAAGAAGATCTTGAGCAATATGGTGATAAAGTCAAGAAGCGTATTGAAAAATTAACTTATAAAATGCGTGAAGCCGAAAGGCGAGAAAAAGCGGCTACTGAATATGCACAGTCAGTTAAAAAACAAATGGAAGATTTGGAAAAGCGTAGCCAAAAAATAGACCAATCTTATATTACTGAATATGATTCTAGAGTAAGTAATGAAGAAGAAAACGTAAAAGCAAGACTGACTAATGCTATAAATAGTGGTGATGTCAATGCTCAAATGGAAGCGCAAAAAGAATTAGCAAGGTTAGCATTGGAGACAGAGCGTTTAAAAATTGCTAAAGAAGAATTAGAACAACGGCAAAAAGCAGAGCCTCAAGCACAACCACAGCAACAACCAAAGGCAGAGCCCGACCCTAAAGCTAAAAGGTGGGCGGCTAAAAATACATGGTTTGGAGCTGATGAGCCTATGACATTAACGGCTTTTTCTATACATAAAAAATTAGTGGAACAAGAATACTACGATCCTAACAGTGATGAGTATTATACAGAACTAGACAAGCGTTTACGTATTGAATTTCCTCATAAATTTGAGGAAGAAGAGACGACACAAGCACGTACGACGCGAAGTCCAGTAGCTCCTGCATCAAGAGCAAATGGCAAAACTTCTGGAAAAAAAGTAAAATTAACTCCATCACAGGTTGCCATAGCTGACAAACTTGGTGTAACCTATGAACAATATGCGAAGCAACTTGCTCGCTTAACATCGTGAAGGAATAGATCATGGATCGCACCCCACGCACAAAAACCACTCGTGAGACAAGCTCACGCCGACGTCCTTGGCAACCTCCATCCACATTGGATGCACCACCACCGCCTGAAGGTTATATACATCGCTGGATTCGTGAATCAATCATGGGTACAGATGATAAGAAAAATCTTTCGGCTCGCTTACGCGAAGGCTTTGATTTAGTTCGCGCAGATGAGTTCCCTGACTTTGAAGCTCCTACCATCCAAGACGGTAAACATGCAGGAGTAATAGGAGTAGGAGGACTTTTATTAGCTCGTTTCCCAATAGAGTCAAAACAAGAGCGAGATGCGTATTATAGGGGTAAAACCCAAGATCAAATGACCGCTGTTGATAATGACCTAATGAGAGAAAGCAATAGTACAATGCCTATTATTAAACCTGATAGGCAATCTCGTGTAACCTTCGGTAAAAATAATGCCGAATAATTTTGTTAGGAGACAAAAATCATGGCAAATATAGATGCCCCTTTTGGTTTGCGTCCACATAACAAATTAGGTTCCAACGTGAACTCAGGAGGTTTGACGCCATACAAAGTGCAAATTCCAGGAGTGGCAGGATCATCAAGTAGCATATTTCAGGGCGACTTGGTGATACCTTTAACAAATGGGCTTGTGGACATTAGTGCGGCAGACGGTGGTTCAGTTGCGATCTTAGGAGTTATGGCTGGCTGTCAATATACAGCCTTAGATGGAACGCCAACTTTTGCAAATAATTATCCAGGAACTTCTTCCCTAAAGTCTGGGACAGAAGCAACTGTATTCTTATATGACGATCCAGCTCAAGTGTACGAAGTACAAGCAGATGCTAGTTTGACAAATCTAGCTACAGCAACTGCATTGATACATTCAAATGCTGAAGGCACAGGATTTGGAACAGAACATGCAAATGGTATTTCTGCGGGAGAGGTTTCCGTGGCGAGTGCTGGAGCAACTACAGCTACTGATAATTTTAGGATTGTTGGTATTAAAGATGTTCCAGGAATAGATTACACCTCAGCTGGTGTGGTTCTACTCGTTAAGTTAAACTTACCATTCCACTTAGCAACATCTGGCATATAAGGAGTAAATGATATGGCTATTGCAAGATCCCAACTCCTTAAAGAGCTAGAGCCAGGATTAAATGCCTTGTTTGGACTAGAGTACGATCGTTATGAAAACGAACATGCTGAAATTTTTGAAACAGAAAATTCAGATCGTGCTTTTGAAGAAGAGGTCATGTTGGCTGGTTTTGGTCAAGCACCTACTAAAGGTGAAGGAGCGGCTGTTAGTTTTGACTTAGCGAATGAGTCATTCACAGCTAGATATACACATGAAACTATCGCATTGGCTTTTGCGATTACAGAAGAAGCAGTTGAAGATAATTTATATGATAGACTATCTTCACGTTACACTCGTGCGTTAGCTCGCTCAATGGCTAACACAAAACAAGTGAAAGCGGCATCTGTACTCAATAATGCCTTTGATAGCACTTTTGCTATCGGTGACGGTAAAGAGTTGTGTGCAACAGATCACCCTACTTCGGGTGGTGGTAATTTCAGAAATGAATTAACAGTTGCGGCTGACCTTAATGAAACATCATTAGAGCAGTCATTAATTGATATTTCTGGTTTTATTGATGAGCGTGGTTTAAAAATTGCACTACGTGGTATGAAGTTAATTATTCCAACAAACTTACAGTTTATTGCTGAACGTTTGATGGCTACTAACTTACGTCCAGGAACTGCAGATAACGACGTAAACGCAGTACGTAACATGGGTATGTTACCTGATGGTTATGTGGTTAATCACTTTTTAACTGATACAGATGCGTTTTTCATCAAAACTGATGCACCTAATGGTTTCAAACATTTTGTTCGTACACCCATTCAAAATAGCATGGAAGGTGATTTCGACACAGGTAATGTTCGCTATAAAGCACGTGAACGTTACAGCTTTGGGGTATCAGACCCACGATGTGTGTTTGGTAGTCCAGGAGCTTAATTTTTCTCCATTAAAACTTTTAAAGGGCGGCTTTTCAGTCGCCCTTTTTTTATGTATAGTAATATTACCTTGACAGCATTATGCTGACATTTGCCAAGACAAGGAGATAAAAATGGCTACAACAACTTTTCAGGGCATAGTACGCTCTTACGGTGGTGGAATAAAAGGAACACATACTCCAACACCTGTTACACAAAGTGTTCAAATTTCTTTTGACCCTACAGCATCATCTGCTACTAATGTAAGAATCGGAACTTCAGCAACTGCTGGAGAAACTCTGACCTTACCAGCAGGAGCTTTACCTATTTCGTTTATGACAATAGGTGGTTCAGCTGGTGGTACTAATCCTACAATTGATATTGGCTCATCAGGTGATCCAGATGGTTTATTCAACGAAGTGGATTGTGATACCAAAGGCTCATTAAAAGGTGCAGATGGAGCACTTGCGGTTGCTGGTGGATTAGCCGCCAGTATTACAGTTACGGCTAGTGTGGGCTCTTCTGCCGCGACGAGTGGAACTGTTACTGGTGTTCTTACTTATGCGATGGCTAATAACAGCGTAGAATAATAGGAGGCTACAATGGCAAGTCCTATTACTGCAAAGACAGTAACTAGCACAGGCACTTTTAATGCTGGAAGAACTAGATTAAAATCTTTTGTCGTTAGAAGTTCTGGTAGTGGTAGTCCAGCGGCTGTATTTAGAAATAGTGATGGTTCTGGTGCGACTTTGTTAACCATGACATTTGTCACATCTGACGATACACAAATAACAATACCTGATAATGGTATGATATTTCCAGATGGGTGTCATGTGACACTTACAGCTATAGATTCTATTACAGGGTTTTTTGGATAGTTATGGCTACGACAAAAAATGTTAAACGTACTCCCTCTGGTAAATTACAATATCGGGGGGAAACATTTTCAGGTTATAATAAACCTAAAAAAACTCCTGGAGCTAAACGTAAGTCTGCTGTTTTAGCTAAAAAAGGTGACCAAGTCAAAATTGTTAGATTTGGTGACCCCAACATGTCTATTAAAAAAGATGTTCCAGCAAGGCGCAAATCGTTTCGTGCGAGACATAAATGTGCTACTGCTAAGGATAAGTTTTCAGCAAGATATTGGTCATGTAAGGCATGGTAAAATGAAAGCGGACGAAGTTTTAAAGTTATTAGAAAAGCATGAAGAAGAGTGTAATCGTAGATATGATTACATACAAAAACAGCTAGATAAGTTAGATATACGATTATGGGGTATAGCCGCTCTAATTATTGCGACGGCTTTAGCTAATAGGTTTATATAATGGCTATGTCTAGAAGTAATATGCCAAAACAAATTAGCAAAGCACCTTCTAGCAAAAAGAAGAAATCTAAAAAACGCAATATACCGCAAAAGTATTTAGCTGGTCTTAGTGCGTCTGAACGTGCTAAACGTAAAAAAGAAATAGAGAGAAATGCAAAAAAATCTGCAAAGGATCCTTCAGCAT